GCTCTGTATTGTTCGTTTCCCAGATGCCAGCATTGGTAGGGTCATCCCTATCCTTCACGCCATAAACCGCTGTGGTGCCATGTTGTTTGACATGTACCATGCTGATGCGTGGGCTGCTAATCAAAAAACGAATGGCTGCATTTTCAAGCCAAGACAGGAATGGAGCGTTCATGGTTCAAGATGAGTAATAAGACGGTTGATGTACCATTGAGCTTTGCGTGCATCCGAGAGTGGAGTACCCTTCAGCCACACTCTTAGCAGATATTTAAGGGCTTGACCTTGAAGGTAGCCGCAAACAATATCAGAAGGAGCACTGGAAATAGCATCTTCAATAATGTCAATTGCTTCGTATTTTCCACCGGTATAATGCGGGGGATGGTTAATTAAATCAGTCATTGTCGTCACCATAAAGAAGTGATACTGGAACACGCACTGTTGGCTTGCCGCCAAAGCGTAAATTTAACTTTTCCCATCCAACAGCCCATGATTCAATTTCAAGTTCAATCGTATACCACTTGTGCTTGCAATCGTTGCATACGCGCTGCCGTGTTGTATGATTTGGCCGCATGGTATTTGATTGCAAAACAAACACCGTATCATGGTTGCATTTAGGGCAATTCATATAATGGTTTTGGTTTGGTAGTTTGGGTCTTCTGGATCAGGGCCAAACCCGCTGGCATCAGTACCAACTGCCGCTGGTGGCGCTTCAATTGGCGCATTGGCCAGCCAAGTGCGTATTGCATCACCCGTAGGCGTCTTGCGAGGCCACCCAATAAACCGCAGCATTTCCTTGGTGTCGGTAAACAGCATCGAGACATGCGGCCGCCATGCCATATAGCTGGTGCCATTCCAACGATCGTGACGGCGTTCGATGCGCAGGCCGCTGGCGGTGAAGGTGTTAGGCATGATCAGTAAGAAATCCTCACTTTTGCTACCCCATCAAGCGGCACACCAAGGCGGTAGGCAGCACCTGCTGACAGGTCGATGCTGTTGCAGTCGCACCGGTCAGTGATCGGTACTACCAGCGATCGCCCCTTGTGGGTGACTGTCACCAGCGTGCCGCAACGGATAAAAGGATGGGCGGCGGACAACCCCCAGTGGCGGTAGGTGCTGCCGCAATACGCCACACGACCGTCATACCACGGGTCATAGACAGTTGCAGTCACGGTCCTAGCCTGGGCTGGTGCGGTGAGCAAAGCCAGCAGTAGCAGGAGCCTCCTCATGCCCACTTCCCCAATAGGTAGCGGCGGCATATAGCGATCGCCTGCTGCGCCTGCTTTTGCGTCATGATTGACCCGGTGTCATCCATTGCCTGGCATACATCAGCATGTAGCTCCGCGTAATCGGCATCCCTGAAGTTTGGGCCGATGTCCTGGCAGAACTCCTGCCACAAACCCGTATAGGTCGAGCGCAGCGGGTGACCTTGGGGCAGGGCAGCGCGGCCACTTTTGGCATACAACGACTCCATCATGGTGGTGCGTTGAAGGTCAAGTTGATGGGGTTTCATTTTCTTGAAGGTGAAACAACAAATTGCGGCATTCCTGCCATGCCACTGAATTGTGGTGTAGCTCATCCATGCGCACTTTAAGCAGCATCTTGATGTGTCGCCGTTCGTCTTGGCAACCTTGCTCATAAAGGCTGCTGGTATTAATCAAATCAGCAATCCGCTCACGCAATGGTTTCATCGCGTTTCAATTGTCTTGGAGGACAAGTAAAGCTGGGAAAGCATAAAGCAGTCACCTGCAGCATTGTGGCAGATGTAATGCGGCCAGGTCTGACCTTCAACTCTGTTCTTGATGTACAGAACATCCTTGGACGGCCAATTACGAACGTAGACTTTTTGACCAAGATTAAAGCGCCATAATGCAGCAGTGCGTGGCATGCCGCGATTGCTTGGGGTTAGGTTGTATGTGCGCCAACTGGTTGAAACAATTGGGACAACATAATTGCTTGATAAGACAGTTGCTTGCATGAGTTTTGGGTAGCGCCCGGTTTGGGCATGAACCTAAGGTAGGGCACCGCAGGTGGCGCCCGGTAGGTTTGTTGTAAAGCTTTACACAAGAAAACCCGTGTCAGTTTCCTGCACGGGTCATCCTCCTACCGATCAGAACAGTTCAGTTCCACCAGTAGCTGCAGCAAGGCTGCTAGCCGCCTGGCCCAGAACCTCCGTCTCCTGCAGCGCCTTCAGCGTCTTAAAGTCAGGCTCGAACGCAAGGCTCAAATACGTCTGCCCTGCACCCGACTGCTTGGGCCACCCGCTAATCTTCACCGGGATTTCACCTCGGTCATTCGGCGCCGCATTCATCACATAATTGGCAAATGCCATCCGGTCCTCTTCCTTGATGCTAAACACACCGTCATAACCGGGATAATTACGATTTGGGTCGTAGCGATCCTTGAAACGCTCCTGTAATTTCTCAGGGGTGTTCTTGAACAATGCACCGTTAGCTTTGAAAGTCATTTGTTGTCAGGGGTGTTGGTGTTGACCTTTTCAAACTGCTCCACCTCGGCCAAGGGGTAGAGCACACGACCGTTGATCTTTGAATAAGCAGGACCCTTATTAAGGGACCGCCATCGGATCAACGTCTGGCGATGGACATGCCACCGCTCAGCAAGTTGCACATCAGTCAAGAATTCAGAACAGCTCATCGACAACCTCTGGCGCGGCTTGCACCACCGGGGTAGGTGGCTGGATTTTTGCATTCAGCTCATCAAGATTGGTGGAAACATTGACCAGTTCAACGTCAACTACCTCCTCCTGCGACTGGATGCCAAGCAGCAAATCACTAGCATACAATCGCCCCCAGAATGCAGCGGCTCTGTACCTGATCATCAAGTCGGGCATTGTTGCCCACTTGCTGCCAGGCTTTGTGGACCACCCTTCTTTTTTCGCCATCAGCATCGTGATCGTCGGTCCCTTCAGCTCCTGCTCACTGGCTAGGTCAGTTGCCATCGCATAGCATGCCAAGCTTTCACCCTCGCCGCTCATCTCAAATCGCAGCGGGCTGAAACGGCCCGAACCATTCACCATCGCAATGATGAAGCTGCTGCTCCAGCTTGGCCGCCCATGGATCACATGCAAATGTTGCATCGCAAGGAACGGGCTGATGCGCATCCGGTTGGCAATCTCAAGTGCCACAAGGCAATTAGCAAAGCCCTGCTGCCCCTGGAACTGGGTTGGAATCAACGTGCTGCTGGCCAAAGCCTTTGCAATCCGCTGGCTGTCCTCGAAAGCTTGGATGCCAGAAAACACTGAGTTGTTGCTCGTCGTGGTCAGGGAGGAGTTTGTCATTGTTCAAACGGTGAAGAGATGAAAATTCGCCAAAAAGTTCAAGTTCTTTGGCTTGACGGGCGGCTACTGCTTCTTTAAAGGTTTTGTAAGAACCCAAGTGTTGTTTTTTGTCAATCTTAATGTATGCCTCATATTTTTGCTTTTTTTTGTTAAAATGAACGCCTTTGTGTCCACTTGAGTTGTCGCAGCGTTTAGTTGTATTGCAAATTTGTTGAGATTGAGTTGCGAGCCTTAAATTTGAAAACTTGTTATTTGATTTGTTTCCATCAATATGATCAATAGTCAATCCCCCAGGGTCATGTCCAGTTTGCAAAAACCAAAACAAGCGATGGGCTTTGTAAATCTTTAATTTGTAACCAATGTAAACGTAACCATTGCGCTTTAAACATCCAGCAAATGCCCCCTTTTGTGCATTGCTGCCACGAAATGTAAGCCACGTCCCAACCCCGGTTAGTGGATCATAACTTAAATGCCGAGATAACTCGTCATACGGTGGCATTGGTATGTGGCTTGTCATCAGTACATCTCGATTTCAGGTGGTTGGCCCATAGTTGTCCCATCAGCCTTAGGCCGCATCCATGGCGGTAGGTTGATCAGCTCCACTTGATCGCTGTAACCAGGCCATGCATCGGCTGCCATGCATTCAGCAAGGCGGTTGAGGTTTGCTCGAGCAGTGTCCCACCCGATCTGCACCATTTCTGGTGCTGCAACGTAAACGGCGCATGCGAACGGTGGACGTTTTTCGATGCACACGAACACAAATTGCTCAGGCCGTTTGC